TTTCAATTTTTGTTGCAAATTGTGTTGTATAAATATTTGATGCCATTAATTGAACATAAATATAAGCATTTTGATATCCAGGTAAAGATACAGTGTAGTTTCCTGCTGAAAGTGCTATAAGTGGGAATTCATAATCAACAGTCTCTTCGTTAGTCTTCATTACATTTTTGCTTGTTGTTTTATCATATTCAACTCTTTTTGTAATTGAGCATATTTGACTATTATAATTCAATATAAATTCATCATAATTATTGGAATCATAAAATAATAAATCATCAGGTAATTCATAATCAAATATTTCATTTGTATCAGTATTAGTGAACCTTATTATTCTATTCATCAAATATAACTCATCGCTTGGATACAAATCGTCGCTTGGGTATAAATACGAAATATCTTCTGTAGTTGGATGAACTTTTATAGCAATCGGTTCGCTTTCATTTACTTTAACCAAATTTACTGAACCATATTCACTTTCACCACTAGTAGTTATATCTGCCACATCACTAATCTTAGATGATAACTCATCTGTTTTTAAAATTAATTCGTTATATCCCTCTATTAAATTAGTATTTAATTTACCAGTGGTTATAAAATCCG